TGGACAGTGAAGATGATTACTGGACTTATCATGGCCATGAATATCCTTTTATTGGGTGGGAAGAGTTATGCAATTGGAAAACTGATGTATGCTATGAAAAAATGAAAGCTTGTAATCGATCAAGTTCTTCAAGAAATCCTCCTCGTAAATATCTTTCAACAACAAATCCTTATGGTAAAGGTCATTCTTGGGTTAAGCGATATTTTATTGATCCTGCTGGTGATCGTAAAGTAATAAGTGGGCCATCTGGTTGGGATCGTGTTAGAATTAAATCATTTATGTTTGAGAATAAACATTTAATGGAGCATGAACCTGATTATGTTGATCTAATTAGAAATACTAAAGATAAGAATTTACGTAAGGCCTGGTGGCATGGAAGCTGGGACATTATTGCAGGTGGAGCAATTACAGATGTATGGAATGAAAATATTCATGTTATTAATCCTTTTAGAATACCACAACCTTGGTATGTAAATAGGTCATTTGATTGGGGTAGTACGAAACCGTATGCTTGTCTTTGGTTTGCAGAAGCAAATGGTAGTGAAGTTTCTATCGCCGATAAATCAATAAAAGTATTTCCTAAAAACACCTTGTTTATTATTGGTGAATTGTATGGTTGTGTAGATCCTTTTAAGGAGCCAGACAAAGGTACTAAAGAAAAAGCTACTGCTGTGGCAAGAAAGATTTTTGCTATGGAAAATGAAGCTTTGCGATCTGTATATCCTTTTGGAATGTTTAGGACTGGTCCTTCTGATAAACAGATATTTGCTACTGATAGAACAATTGCATCTGAAATGGCTTTGGCTGGTGTTAAATGGTTTGAAGCTAATATGAGACCAGGATCAAGAGCGACAGGATTAGAATTACTAAGAGATTACCTTGATAACACTTTAGAAAATTCTGTTGATAATCCTCATTTATATATTTTTAATACTTGTATAAATTGGATACGAACTGTTCCCATGTTACCTCGTAGTGAGAAAGATTTAGATGATGTTGATAGTGATACAGAGGACCATTTATATGATGCATCACGATATAGGCTTATAACTAAGAAGTATGAAGTAATGAGTCAAGAAGGACTTGATTTATCTAATGATGATACTCCTTCTCAGATATCACTTTTTAAAAGTAAAAAATTAAATAAAGGACGATTGCGATTGCATTCGAGTTATAGTTAATGCAAACATTTAAAAGAACATGTTTACGAGATTATATTTTTGAAAGATCTGATGGGTCTGGTTTGTTGTATAAAATTAAATTAGAAAAAGGTAAAAATATATTACTTCAAAAATAGAAGATGGGCGTTTAATGGTTTTCACAACTTCTTGGTTTTATGTTCAACATTCTCTTTTTGATAAAGGTAATGAGGTATAATCATGACTGATAAAGTAGAGGAAGTTTCAACAGAGTATAATGAGTATTTAGCTAAACAGGATCTTGCTTTAGCGTTGTATGGTGGTACTGAAACAATGAGAGATAGTCGTATGACGTATTTGCCAAAGGAAACAAATGAAAGTAGAAAGTCATATAACAATAGGCTTGTTCGGTCTGTGTTATTAAATATTTTTAGACGGACAATAATAAAATTGACTGGTGAAGTATTTATAAAAGATATTGTTGTGAATGATACTGTTCCTGAAATGATATCAGAATTTTTGAAAAATATTGATTTGAATGGAGCAGGACTTAGTATGTTTGCAAAGGACTTATTTCAAGATTCTTTACGTGATGGAGTTGTTCATGTACTTGTAGACAAACCTGCTGTAAAAATACGTACTGAAGATAACAGGGTTTTTTATAAAGATGAAGAGGGTAATGAGAAATTACTGACTCGTCAAGCAGAAAAAGAAATGGGTATTCGTCCTTATTGGGTTAAGGTGAATGGAAAAGATCTTATTGGTTGGCGTACAGAAGCTATTGATGGAAAAATAATTACGACTCAGTTGCGTATCAGGGATGATTATAATGAATCAGATGGGAAATATGGAACAACAGTTGTCGAAAGAATTAGGGTATTGGAAATAGGAAAATATGAAGTTTGGGAGAATAGGGGGGAGAAGAAAGAATGGAAGATGATCGATAGTGGTAGTACAAATCTTGATTTTATTCCTTTTTATACTTTTATGCCTGGCGATAAATTAACTAAGTTAACAGCACAAACACCTTTACAAGATTTAGCAGAATTAAATTTATTACATTGGCAGAGTTCAAGTGATCAAAGACATGTTTTACATCATGCAAGACTTGTTACTTATTTTGGAAAATGTTTAACTCGCGATGATGAAACTGGAAAAGTAATTATTGGTCCTGATCGTTTAATTCATTCATCTGATCCAAATGCTGAATTTAAAGTTATTGAACATTCTGGGAGAGCAATAGAGTCTGGTCGTAAAGATTTGCAGGATCTTGAAAATCAAATGGCGTTATTTGGATTAACATATATGATGACACGCTCTGGTAGTATTACTGCTACAGAGCGAGCATTAGATTCTGCTGAAAATGAAAGTAGTTTGAAATCTTGGGCAATGTCATTTAATGATTTTATAAACACCTTGGTTGATTATACAAATATTATGGCAGGAGGGGAAAAAGAAACAGGAGGTACTGTATCAGTAAATTCTGAATTTAGAAATATCTTCCGAGATGTTGAACCAAAGATTTTACTTGAAGCATATAAGCTTGGTGTAATTAGTAGAGAGCGAGTATTTGAAGAATTTAAGCGACGTGATTTAATAAGAGATGATCTTGATTTTGCAGAGCTTATTGCTGAAATAAATAATGAAATTCCTAATAATCCTTTTGGAGGATTAGGAGGAACTTTCTTGACTCCTGAGGAAGGGAAAATAGCAAATGAAACTTAAATTAAAAGTATTGAAAATTAAATTACAAGTGTTTTTAATTAAAATGATTGCAGGATGTAATTATATAATGGTTGGTATGGTTGTTAATGTTCCACCAAATAAAACGGGTATTATTGTTAGAGGTAAATTTTTAATTGCTGAATGTACATTTAAGGGGAATGAAGAATGAGAATTGCATTTTGTTGTTTACCTGAACTTACTACTTTTATTGAGCCTATTGCTATTCATTTTGAAAAACAAGGAAATGAAGTTCGTAGGTGCTATTCATCAGATGGATTTAATATTGGTAATGCAATTACTTGGGCAGAGGTTGTTTGGATTGAATGGGCAAATGAGCTTGCTGTTACTGTTACTAATAGTCCTGGTTGGAAAGAACTTAAAAATAAACGAAAGATCATCAGGTTGCATAGTTATGAAGTATTACATGGTCAAAGTAGTCAAGTCAAGTGGGACAATGTTGATGATGTAATTTTTGTAGCTGAACATGTAAAATGGGTAGCACAAGGAATGCATCCAACATTAAAAGGTTGTCATGTAGTTCCTAATGGGGTTGATATTGATAAATGGACTTGGAGTAGTCATGGTTATTCTGCTGGATTTGAAAAAAATAAATCGATTAAGATTGCTCATATTGGCAATATGACTCATAAAAAAGGACCAATGCTTTTATTCCATGCTTTTGAACAATTACATAGCATTAGTGATTGTACTCTTCATCTGGCTGGTCTTTGGCAAGAGACAAGGTTTTTACATTACTTTAAACACATGGGAGAGCAATGTAAATTATCTGATGCAATTTTTACTGATGGTAAAGTAAAAGATATAAACCTATGGCTTCAAGATAAAGATTTTATTATTTGTACAAGTCCCTGGGAGAGTCAGAACATGGGACTTATGGAAGCAATGTGTTGTGGTATAAAGCCGTTAATTCATCATTTTCTTGGTGCTGATTTAATTTATAAAAAAGAATGGCTTTGGAAAACTTTAGATGATTTGATTCAGTTATACAAAGAGCCTGTATATGAGTCACAAAAGTATCGTGATTTTGTTATCATGAAGTATGATCATGTTGACATGATGAAAAAGTTGGAAGAAATAGTCTATGCCAAGTTATGAGCAAATAAACGAAATTCAAGCTCAGATAGAATTATGCTTAAAAAAGATTGATAATTGCCTTTTAATGGCGGGGAATAATTATAAGGCAGTGTCTATGTTAATTGAGGAGCTAAATATTTTAAAAGGTAGGATTCAATTACTTGAGGGAAATATAACATGCCATTAATTTATATTGCAGGGATCATGAGAACAGGGACTACACTGCTTCAGGAATTATTAACATTACTTCCTTATAGTTTTATATTCCATGAGCCTTGGTGGGGAATGAACAGATTTTATAATTCTGATATAGCAATAGCCGAATTACAAAAGTTCGGTATTTTTGATAAAATTGATTACGATACTATTTCTGAATTTATTAATGAAGTAGAAAAACATGTAGTCCAGGTTGGTATAAAAGAAATCAGGCATTACAATTGGCGATATGTTATGAATATGTTCCCAGATATGAAAGTAATTCATATTTGTCGTGATCCAAGGGACATTTATATTTCTTGTTACTATCGTTTACAAAATGACAAGGCTTGGCATCCTGGGTATTTACCCTTTTGCCCAAAGAATTTATTTAAAGAAGTTGATGAGGATTGGTATCGTCAAAAAGAATTAATAGGTGCTCAGTCATTTAATATTAGTTATGAAAGCTTATGCAAAGGAGGGGATATGTTTGAAAAATTAAAACAAGATATTAATTCTCCAATACCTATGGGTGAGTTTGGTACAGTAGGAGCATTTCATAAATTAATTAAACGTGGTGCATTAGAACTTGAAAAGCATAAAGGAAAGGTAACAAGGCTTTCTGTTAATCGTTGGAAACGTGAAACAGACGAGCCTTTATTAGAT